GTCCTAATGTTGTCGCATAGGTCTGTATTTCAAAAGTACCCCTAAATCTTAACACTCTTGGTGAACCTCCGTAAACATTTGGGAAAGTTCTTGATGTTGCAATAATATCTAATGTAGGGTCTAATAAATTTTTTGACTTTTCAATATTTACCTGCCTTGTTATTTGTCTAACAGCAGGATAATATTGCCATTGATTCTGCCCACTTGATGCCCATTGAGTAGTTTGATCTATTGTTTCACTCCAACTTGGAGATGAGGTTGACTTATACGTCCCATTTTTCTGATACACTCGTTCATACAAGATATTTGATTTCTCGTATAAATTAACAGATACTATTCTAAATATACCACCACTTAATAAAATTCTTGCATTGAATGTTAAAAGAATTTCTTCTAATGCTTCATAATATGATATTGCTTTTAAACCCGTTTTTTCATTGGTATTACATAAGCACTTAGTATTAATAAATGTTTGTGCTAATGGGTCAGTAGTTGAACTAACCGCTGGCATATTAGCCTCGTACCAATTAATAGAATTAGAGTATAGTGAATCTGTTGATGTTGTTAGATAGTTGTATAATGGAGTTTTTTGAAGTATCTTATGAATCTGTTCATTCACTGATTCTGTTGCTCCCGATTCTGCACTTGAGAATGTTAAGTCCTTTAGTCTTGCAAGTCCATCAGTAGCTACAATATTATAAATTGTTGGATAGGAAATATCTTGAACTTGACAAAGGTCTTGCAATACATACCCGACCCAAAATAATGAACCATTTTTAAGAATGTAAACAATAAATCTTTCTTCTTCCCCTCTTAATAAAGTCCCTGTAAGATATGTTTCTAAGGTTGAATCTTCTACTATAATTGGAATAGTTGCTTTGCTTCCTTTAATTGGGCTGTACCTTTCATCTGATTGAGATTCGTATTCAATAACTAATCCTGTTGCAAGTTTGATAACTGTCCCAACGCCACTAAATGAACTGTCCATAATACCTACTTGATAAGTATTACTAAAATGTTCTGAGTATAATAGATTAGTTATTAGTTTAGTTCCCATTATCTTACTCTTGTATTTTGTTGACCTGCTTTTTGAACCGACATTAATAAATCTTGACCAATTAAACGAGTAGTTAAAACCATTGAATTATTGGCAGGTGTGAACCCCGAAAATACATTTCTATTAGATGGGCTATTGTCAGGACTTGGTGCATTATCACCGCCACCACCGCCGCCGCTTGTAATTGACTTTGCTTTTGATGAAACGTATGAACCTAATGCAACTAATGCTATACCTGCTGCAACTGCTGTAAGAGGGTGTTTAAATGACATTTTAATTGTCTTCATTGTAATACCTGTTTGAATTGCAAGCTGCCCTAATTGAATTGCCATTGAACCAACTGCTTCAAGTAACACAGCCCCTATTCCTTCCATTACATTTGCACCTGTTGCAAGTGAATTGCCTATACTTGCTGACATATTAATAAAAGCATTTTCAACACCACTTTCTAAAATTTCTGTTACAGCCTCATTAAATTTTGCAGTTTCATCTAAGAAGTTTTGATACTCAGTTCTTGCCGTATTAACAAAACTTGTTAAAGGTATTTTGGCAGCCTCTAAATTTTCGCCCCACTTAGTTAAGTCTACCGCTGTTTCAATTTTATTAAAATTAGCATCTTGTCTTTTTATCTCAGGCGTTTCAACTTTAGCTTTTAATTTATCTTTAGTTTTTTGGCTTTCACGAACCGCAATATCACCCTCTTGCTTATAGTATTGATTAATTAATTGTAGCCTATCATCAAACCTCTTAGTATCTGTATAAGTCTTATTGCTATTTGCTAAAATATCCTTTTCGGCTTGTATTTCAGTTTTTCTTTTTAATTCAATACTTGCAAGTTGCTTATCTAAACCTTCTTTCATTGCCCTTACACGAAATTCTTCAGTTTTCAATTCAGCCTGAGCTGCTTTATTTACTGCTGCATTCCATAGTTTGTCTTGCTCTGCTCTTTGTGCTTTTAAATCAATCTCCCTATCAATTTGGTCGTTATAATTACTTGCGGCTTGAGTTAATGCAATTACTGCAACTACAACCGCACCTATACCAGTTGCTATTATAGCTCCTTGCATTGTCATTAATGCGGGAATAACCTGAACTTTAATAACAGCTGCAAATGCGCTCATAGCATCACCAAGTTGACCAATAGCTTGCAGGCCTTGAAGTAATGCCATTGCGCCTTGTACTTTTAATAGTGCTTGTTCTACTTCTTTTGAAGAATTACCAAACAACGCCATTGCACCCTGGGCCGCTGCGAATCCACCCGCCAATCCTTGACCTACTCCTAATGCTGATGTCAACACAGGTGTATCTGAACTAAATGCCTTTATCTTATTATTAACTAAGTCTAATTCATCTTTGAATCTTCCTGCCCTTTCTGTTGCTTCTAAAAATGCTGCTGAATTAGTTCCTTGACTCAATGCAATCTCATAAGCATCTCTTGCAGTTGCACGATAAGCCTGACGTAAGTTTGAAAATGATTGTTCAGTCTTTTGCGTTGCATCCTTAGCAGCAGTCTGCATTTTAGTTCCTGCATCCTGCACTAATTTTGCAGCATCATTCATTCCAGTCTTTAAGCCTGAAACGTCTGCACCTACTCCAATATTTATATTCTTATCTGCCATTCTATTATGCTTCTGCTAACTTATTACACATTGCCCAAATTGCTTCATTCTCTTTTATCCATTCAGCCTTAGTTTTTGGTGGCTTCTTATCCCATGGAAAACTTAATACATCTTTAGGACTTAATCCCTTTTTTGAATAAGGACTTACCACCATAGTACCAAGCCACCTTGTTTGTTCCCATTCTCTTTTTTCACGTTCAAATTCAAGATCATTAAATCCTTTTAATTTCTTCGCAAAAAATATAGGTTCACTTTCCCAAAATTCAACTTCATTCATATTGAGCCTGCCATAAGCAATACACTCAATACTTATTAGCCGTTTGGGATGTTTTCCCCTTTACTTTCAATCGTATAAAATGCTGTAATATGTTCAGCCATTTCATTGATAATATCAACTATTGGCTTAACTGAATTACATTCGTCAATCATTGCAACCGCTTCACTTTCTTTTAATTCTTTTGTCGATACAGCCTGGACTAATTTGCCCCAATTATTAGGAATATTGGCCCACTTTGCTAACTCTTGGAATTCTGTAATTCCCGAAACTAAGTATAGCTTCTGCATTACTTTAAAACTAAACTTTACTTCGATTGACTTCTTGTCTGTAAATTGAATTGTTTTCATGTGTGTTATTTGTTTTTTTATCGTGTTATCCAAAAATAATAGTCTTGATGAATGAAATAAACTCCATCTAATCCTGCCCCTGAATCTATGCCATCAACTTGCCCTTCAAATGTACTACATTGAATTAATGTTCCATCACCTAATACATCAACATTTATAACATTTTCTAAAGCACCTCTAATTGTTTGGCCTGCATCCGAAATACTTGAATAAGAATTTCCAAAAATACTTACTTGAACTCTTACTCTGTCTAATGTGCTTGCTTCCTTCTTGGTATTCGTTGGAGTTGTAGATATAGTATTCATAACAACGAATGGAGTTGTTACACTAATTCCTTGAGGTGCTTGAGTTGGGTAGATGCGGTCATTATTACTAAGTGCATTTGAACCCTGAATTAACTTAAATACTAACTCTATTGGTTGTGCCATTACGCTGCTTCTAATTTTAGTTTATTTCGTTTAGCTATCGCTGTCAATGCTGCTAATACATTATTCTTTAATCTTGCATTAGTAGGATCACGCATCATGTCGTAAGTATTACGAATAATTCCCAAAGGTCTAACTTGTCCTGTTGCATAAGTTGCGCCATAAGTTCGCCCGCCTTTAGTTGTGAATCCGCCCTTCTTGACATTTGCCCTATATCTTTCAACAGTTCCATATTCAAGAATGTAAGCTAAGTTTCCACCTGCTCCCCAACGTGGTCCGATGTAATAAGCAAAGTACATTCCTGTACCTTTTCTTTTCCTTTGAAATGCCTGAACAGAATCTCCTATGTGAACATCCATTGACTTCTTACCTGTCTTAGTTCTGTGAGGTTCATAGGCACTCTTTAATGCTTGCACTATTGGGTCGGCTGCTAACTTTACTGCTTGGTCAATATCTTTTGAATCTAAGCTATTACCTAATCTCCCAAGCTTATCAACTAAGGCATCAATACCTGTTACTTTAAAGTTTATCATTGTGAATCTTTGCTTACCGCTGTAATTCTATAACCCTCTTTTAAGTTAATTCCAATCTCATCAATTGAAACTATTTCCCAGGTGAAATCATTCCATACGATACGCATCTTCTCATCAATTGTAGTGCCTTGCATTCTTATAGTAAATTCTGCAATTCTTGACGCTACCTTTTCATCAGCTTGTATTGATTCATTCCCGCCTGTTGGCTTGACTTGCGCCCACCTTGTGTATAAGGTAGTATAAGTGCGCACCACTTCGCCAAAACTATTCTGCGTTTCAGAATAATTTTGAATAATGATGCGCTGATTTAATCTACCTACTTGCATTGATTATGATACTGAACCTGTTGAAGGTGCGCCTGTGATTTCAAATGTAGCTGACCATGTAACAGCATCTTCCATAGGTGCTGATAAACTGCCCGAAGTAATTAAACAACTTGCTTCATAATACTTATCACCCACTGTTGTTGTTGCCATTCTAACAGTTAATACTGTCTTAGCTACCATTGCAGCATAGGCTTCATCCCATCCCCAAGTTCCTGACTCTTCAAAAACTCCTTCAAAGTCAAAGCTACCTGAACCTTGACCATAGATTGATTCTTTCCAACCTGCGCTATCCTTATTGGATACGTCAATAGTTGCACGACTAATATTGAAGGTATTTGATTTACCTTTTGCTACATTTGTTGACCCTACTTTTAATACTAAGGCCGTTCCGTTTAATGCTGCCATATTCTTATTTTTTTTATTTTATAAATCTGTTAATAATACAATTCCGTTTGCACTTGCTGAGCCTGTGCTAAATACTTTCTTAACCTCAACAGGATAAGGCACACCTGCTGCAATATAAACGTCTTGCGCTCCCATTGGTGCAACTGTTGTTGTATTGGTATCGAAGTGAGCCGCTGGCAATACTCTGTAAGTTCCCGAAGTTGTCACACTAATAAAGCCTGTCTTACGAATTGCTGAATTAAATTGTTTTGTTTCCCTCCAACTTGGCAAGGTAGTAGTTGCACCTGTTAAGTCTATTGCACTACCTGCATAAGTTAGTGATACTTGAAAGTCATTTCCTGAAACACCTACAACAAATAACTCAGTATTGATAGCTAATCCTGTACCTGTAATTGTTCCTAATGAATCAAATACAATGATATCACCATTAGCTAATCCACTACTTGCTAATGTTAATGTATTAGCCGCTAAACTTGCAGCGGTTGCTGTCTGTTGTACTTGTGGATTGAAAGTTGTCCATCCAATAGCAGTTAAGTAATTAGTATCACTTGGAGTTACTGCCACAACTCTGGTTGCTGTTGATAAATTCATTTTATTATTTATTAAAATCCGTATACTCTATTCCTGTAATTTTCCATGATAAACTTATAAGTCATTGGCATATCACTTGTAATAGTTCCTACTACAACTGTCTGTCTATTTTCGTACCACATACCTATAAGTAGTTTCATTGCTAACTTAATATCCTCAGGTACTGCCGCTGAATTCGTGTAACCCAATGTAAATCTTATGACCATTGCTTCAAGTCTGTTGTAAACTTGTGGTACTGTTGTTAATTGAATTGAATAAGGTCTACCTTGAATTGCTGTCTGATAATCATTCGTACTTAATGTCTGTTGTGTGTTAGATTGGTCGTAATATTTTACATTACTAATTGCAGTTATATCCGACTTGTTAAGGCTGATTGGTTCTGCATTAATTTCATTTTGATTCAAGTACAATTCCCATGTCTGAGGTAGTAAATAATGGTAAGTATCGTTTTCAAACTTGCGCCTTGCAGCTGTTATGATAGAAGTTATTAGTGCATCCTCAGTCGAATCATCAACTCTTAGATACAACTTAGCTTCTGCCAATGTTATCGGCTCACTGGAAGGTCCTGTTACAAGTTTGTATTGCGCCATTATTTACTTTTTTTAACCGCTTTTTCAGGTGTTGATTTCAATTCTTTTGTTTCAACTTCAACCGATACAAATTCAGCATATCCATTCTGAACCATATCCTCAGCCAATGCTTCACTTACTTCAATCTCTTCGCCACCCAAGTAACCCATGTTATAAGCACCACAAATCGACTTTAATATTTTGACTTTTTTCATATTTTTTATAATTAAGGGGAGAGCCGAAACCCTCCCCAATAACCAATTATTAACACACAATAATATTACGAGGTTGTAATATCAACTATTGCACCTAATGCAGCAGGTTGCTTAATAACTACATCAACGAATTGATTAATAGTTAAGGCCGTGAACCCGCTTCTTGCTTGTGAAATGTTATCTACAATTAATTCAACTCCACCGAACTGACCAACTACAACCTGAGAGAAATCTCCACCGATTAAAGCTGAACAAACTGCACTACTTGAACCTTTAGTCAAAGTACTTGGCACACTTGAAGTAGAGAATAATGGGTAGTTAGCAATTGCATTCGGTGAACCTCCGAAGTTGTTATTATAAGTAACAATCATTGCACCTGAACCTGTATCAGTTGAAGTCTGCAATGCCTTACCATGAACCAAAGGATTAGTTAACCATTTGAAGTTATCCATGTTAGAATTAGCTTGTGCAATTGCAGACCATAATTCTAATGCTTTTGCAAAAGATAAAGCTGCACCATTAGTACCCATAGCAACCGATTGAATTCCTGAAGTATTCAAGATACCTGTTGGTTGACCTGACGAACCTGAACCATTGATAACAGCAGCTTGTAAAGTTTGTGCCATTGAAGCCATGATATCCATCATAATCATTTGGTCAACACTTCTGTTTGTTTGAATTGCCAAACGCTTAGAGATGTTAGTTGCGCCATAAAGTAACTTAGGACGTAAAGCACGATTAACAACTGTTGGGTCATCAGGTGATTGAGTTCCTGTTTCCCCATTCGCCCATCCCGATACAACAGCTGAACTGAATCCTGGTATATCAGTATTAGCAGATAAGCCTGTTAATTTTTGAATACCTAATTTGTCCAATACTGAATAAGCGAACAAAGCGTCAAACCAATCAATCTTTTCAGTAGGAATTAAGAATCCACCATCTGCATCAGTTGCTGCTGTCATGGTTCTCTTTTCAGGCATAATTGAGTTCATTACTGAATTACTCAAATAGATTCCTGTTGGATTAATTCCTGCGGCTCTTGCTTCGTTTCTTGATTCTTCAATCATTTCCTTTTCATACCCTGAAACTTTATCGCCTTCGCTTAAAAGTTTTGAGATTGAAAATCTGTCTTTGCTTCTCTTTTCAGGAGCATCAACTTTTCCGCCTGCTACACTTGCAGCTCTTTTTTCTAAATCCAAAGCCAATTCAACTTCTTCATTAAATTTTGCTTCGCTATCAATAAGGCTGCGAAGTTCAGCCTTTTGTGAATCAGTTAATGATTCAACTTTCGCCAATTCGTCTATCTTTGTAC